CCAATGTTCGTCGGACTTAGACCCGTAAGCGCACGGTGAAGCTCATTGGCTATTGTTGTGGAATCGGCTATTTCTTCTTTAAGGTCACCCGCAGATAGTTGAGTTGTTATAAAGACTTCCTCAAAAGGAGCGGAAGATGATGCAGTAGACGGCAAGGAGAGAGTGAATGGTCCATATTGCGTAGCTCCTGGGTTAACTAAATTAACCTCCGTGACAACACCGCCTACAATAGTTGTAACAATCTCAGGTCTGACATGCCAGTCTATGTTGGGGAATTCTAAGGTGGGAGAGTCATTGTCGGCATAACCTGTTCCCCCTGAAGCAACCGAAATAGATTGCAAGCGGTATGACACTCTATCAATATCTTTGAAATCGTGAAGCCCCCATATCAAATTGAAAGTCGCCCCTGACCCACTGAAACTTCCCGTGTCACGAAACTTAAGACCATACTTCTTACCGAAGTCGCCTTGCTTGATGAACACCAGAGCGCGTGACTTGTCGAGAGCGGGGGACTTATCGTTGGGATCCGTGCTTTTAGCGACAGTCTTAGTAGTGTTAAGGATGAACGTGCTGTCTCCAAGGGTGCGAGCCTTAAGCAGCTTGTGGGAGTCTGAAGCTGTGGGTATCGTAAGGTAATTGTTATTGATGTTAAAGCCACCTTTAACATTGTTGATGAATGCCTCATCTCCTGTGTCCACATTGAAAGCCCTAAGAACACCTTGGCGGTCACTTTGACTCCTGTGTTCAATAACAACCACATACCGTTCGGTCGCACTGCGCTCAATGAAGTGAATCATGTCGCCTTTGTTAAAGACGTTCGCATCGGTCAGCTTCTTGATGAGCCGCGCTGGTGGACGCTTGGTGAGTCCCTTGGTGACCGTAGGAAGAGCATTAAGCTGATCCTCGCATTGACCAGGAATCCTGACCCGAGGAGACTGTTGGCTTACTCCTTGAATCAGGTTGGGGACGGATGTGGTGATGTTAGCCATGTTAGTGCTTACGCAAGGTCAGTTCTACGGTTAATCCCGATGCGACTTGCGGTGTCGTAGTTGTCAAAGATGGTGCGGTCTGAGTTGGTTCCTTCGGCTTCTTCCATAGCTGATTTGGCCATGATCTCGTCCCGATAGATAAGTGCTTCAATCTCCCGCGAACCAACAATCCTGTTGGAGAACATACGGGATGCCTTGAGTGTTATGTAACGGCGAGCCTGTTCGGGAAGCTCGATGAATTCTAAAAGGAAGGTAATGTCTACCTTGATCTCATCAATTGTGAAAGTCGTTGTGTAATCCTTACGGTTGAACAGCTTGGTTCCTCGTTGGACTACATCGTGTTGGTTATCAACAGAGTCTACTTGAAGGACATTATCCGGTAACACAATCTCGTTGGATGAGTTGGCCGTTAGTTTGTAGTCCTTAGCTGTGTTGAAATGCCACCCTTCTTGTTGAACCTCACGAGAGACTTCATCAAGAATACCTTTAGCTAATGCCGCTGACGGTGGCAGGGCAGTTGTATCTGCAATGGAGTTAACAGGAGATTCCGCGATGTATCCCAGCATGGTGTTAACCGCATTAAGTTCAGAAGTCAGGGTAGCCATAGTTGTTGTTGTTATAAAAGAAAAAGGAAAGGGAAGGCAACACCCCCATCCCCCGAAGGGGACAGGGATGAAAACCTTGGTGTGGTATTAGTCAGCGTCCTTGATTTCAAACGAAGCTTCAGGGCGAAGAACACCGTGGCCCATTGCATATTTAGCAACGAACAGGGTTCCTTGAAGCTCAAGTTTGTAATCACTCTCGGTCGCAAGGTCAAGCAGCTTGACGGTTCCGATAGCCGATGGGTGTCCACCGATGATGAAGGTCTTGGAGAGGTCACCGTTGTATCCGGTTCCGCTTCCTCCGAAGACATCGTTGTTGGAGCTATCGTCATCCTGGTCCTGTGAAGCCTCGGCAACAGCAACGTCAGCAAGGTGGTTGGACTTGAAGATGCGAATACCAGCAACCATTGGGATGTTACCAGTAGCAACGTCACCACGACCACCAAAGTCACGGTTGTTGACAATAACATTGTCTCCCGCACCTTGCAGTAGCTTGTAGTAATCAGCCGGCTTCAAGATAGCATAACGCTGTCCATCATTCGGGATGTCGTTCTCATCCAACTTCTGAGCAGCTTCAAAGAGCTTCTCTTGGATGACAGCAGCAGTAAAGTCAGCCGCCTCACCTCCATCGATTCCGATTCCGTTGTTTCCTCCGATTTCGGAAGTAGAACGAGCAGAAGCGACAAGAGTCTTCATAGTTGCCAGATCGAAACGCTTGGCAAGAGCCTTACCGAGTTCCTTAGCGTAAATGCTACGGACATCGTAGTGGTTCTTAAGCTCATCGATGTTAGCAATGAAGGTGGAAGCAAGGAGAACATCATCAATCGTGATGACCTTCTCAGCGTGCTTAACAGAACTGAGATAGCTGTTTCCAGCGTCAGCAATGTTTTCTCCAGCCGTGTGGTATTTAGCAGTCGCAATTCCAGTTACAGGGAACTGAGCAGACTTTCCGTTAGAGATGGTGCGGATCGTGTGAAGACCCTTCATAACATTCATCTCTTCAAAGGTGGTCAGGATTTCTCCTGAGAACACCTTCAAGAACAACGCATCGACATCGCCGGAAGCGTTGATTTGTCCCAAGCGGGACGCAGTGGTATTTCCGTTAGCCATAATATATGGTTTCTATTTTTGTTTTTGGTTTAAGGGTGTCCTCAATCAGATGTATCCAGTGGTCGGGTTCAGAGTTATTGATTGTCCACCTCGGTGGGTCTCATCTTCGGCCTCGTTACGGAGTCTATCGTTATGATGACGGTTGTTGTTTTAACACCACCAAGCTAGTAATGCAGCTTGTAACAATGGTGAAAGTTGTATCTTCAAAGTCAGCTATGTGGGTTTGCCACGAAGCGACTGTGATGTAATGATCGCCTTGGTCGATAACACAACCATAGACGGTGCATAAAATTGGACCATCCTCGCTGTCTTGCGCGTGGTCTAAAAAGTATATTTGGACGATGTCCCCTAGCTCTGCTTCTTCCGTTTCACACGGGCACTCGGGGTGTTCGCAACAAATTGCTTCCCTTTCGCGCCAGCACGTTTCTTCTTCTTCGCAGTCGCCGCACGTTGAGGGATGCTTAGGGATCTCGCTTTCGATAATGGAAGACATCGGTCTGGGTTCTTTTTGTTCTTTGAGGTTCCGCATTTGCCTTTGATCTTGCCATCGGTTCCAATACGGACCCAGTTCTGTTTTCTCCAGTTAGCTAGCTCACCCACGGTTCTTGTTCTTTTTGATTGTTAACTTCGACTTCTTCTTGCCTTTCCCGTAGTTGGGGTCTTTGCAATACTTTGAGGCCGCCATGTTGGCGTAAGCACTCGGATACTTGTCGAACGTGCGTTTAGCCCAGGCAATTCCTTTGGGACAGATCTTGGCCATACTTCTAACTAAAAGTTATTTGTTATTTCAATTCCTCTTCTTCTTAATAGACAGTCCACTTCTTTTCGCCACTTTCTTACTAGAAGCACTAAGTTCTTTTAGATGAAAAAGTTTTTCACTCTTTGCGGTGTGAGATTTTCCAGTATGAAGATCTCCATTTTTCATCTTATGAGACGGTCCTTTGTATACCGTTCCGTCTTTTTTGTAATGAGCTACGCCTTTCATATTAACAATATTCTTTAGTAACCTTTAGACTTAGGTTTTGACATAATCCTCAAGCCTTTTTTCTTGGCGGCTTTCTTTGCTGATTTCTTTCCTGCGGCGGTATACGGGTATTTCTTCTTTCCTACTTTGGGCATTTCTTTTGTTATTGGTTAAAAGTTATCAGCATTTCCATCGTCTCAGTGCCAAGGCTTTCCTGGTGGGGCGACCTTTAGCGTCCTTCATCGGTCCTTTAACGCCTGACATACGCGCACAAAAAGACCGCTTCCTCGGTCCTCCCTTTGGTTGCGGTCTCTTAAGATTACTACCTGTCTTTTGGTTGTAGTATTTTCTCCCTTTCTCAGTCAGTCCTCCTTTTTTGGACTTGTGTTCTTTTCTAAGGGACAATCCTTTTCGTTTTCTGGGCATTGCTCTCTAGGTCGTTGATGTAGTGAAGTATCTCCCCCAGTGTTCTTTTCTCTTCGGGACTGAATTGATGTTGGTTTAGCTTCTCTAAAAAGTAAGGGAGCTTTGTCGGACGAAGAGTCGGAGCGCATCCAGTCATCAATAACATCACGCATGTCGCTATGACGGCGACGATATAACTCCTCTTCATAGCTGTTTAAAAGACCGCGAAGTGCCTCTGCCAATTTTGGGAATGAGATAAGTAGTTTTATGAGTAGCAGAGACAGCTTCACGGCTATAAATGTTAGTCCTTTGCGCGACCGATGTTCAGCGCAAGCCAGTCAACGATGCGATACGCCTTGCCAACCCAAGTGTCATCTCGGGGTGTAGGTGTTAAAGCAGCGATAGCACTGGCAGTTGTAACAATGGCGGTAGCAATCCCGAGGAGTTCTGTAGAGTTCTCCAGGATGTAGGTGATAATGTTAGACATATTGTTGTGGGGTTAAGGGGTGACGGCAATGCGAGCTTCAACACTTCTACGGTAACCTTCGTCGTTTTCATAACGAGGGTCAGACATAGATTGAGTCATCTCGTAGCTAGAACCGAAGGGAACAGCCAATGCGCTGCCAGCAGTGCCTCCTTGGACAAGAGCTACAGGATCTCCTCCGTCAGCCACATAGCGAGCATAAAGACCTCGGATAGCCATTGCAGCGGCATCACGGTCTCCACTCTCTACGGTGTTGTTGTAGACCTGTTGTTCTTGGTCAGTGAGAGCGGTAGATGCCCAGTCGGCCATAGCCTCGTAGTTATCTTTTCCTCCGATCTCCGATTGGAGTGATTCTTCTTGTTGGGCTTGGAGTGCCTCGAAACCTTGGACATATGTATCAACAACATCCCTGCTCAATCCAGCTTCTTCAAGACTCTGGTAGGCTGAGTCAGATAACGTCCCATTCTCGTAGTATTCCTCTGAAGCTGCTGTCACAACCTCACCCATTGCGGGTGTCGCTTCAGCCTCCTCCGAGTTTTCTTCGGACTGTTCTTTGTTGTTGTTATTGTTTTCGTGGAAGCGTTGCTCCAGTTGTCCATAGGCTTCAGCCATAGACTCGGGGCTATCGAACTTCTCGGGGAGCCACTCAGGGCGTTCCGGTGTTTCCGGTGTTTCCGTTGGGGTTTCCTCGGGTTGTTGTGGCGGCTGTTGCTGGTTACGCTGTTCTTGCGCTTCCTCTTGCATTGCTGCTTGCTGTTCCAAAGAGATGTTCTCCTCGGGAGTCGGGTCGTTGTATGTTACGGATTCCATTACTATTCAGGTGGTTCAACCTCCGGCATATTACCCGCTAACGACTGATCGTTCAAGGCTTTAATACCAGCGGGGCCGAGCTTCTCACTGAGAGCTTGCATTTGCGCCATCTGGGCTTCCTGTTGCATCTGCTCAGAACTCTTGATGAGTCCGTCAGTCTTGATGCCGAGAGCGGTAGCGCGTCTTTTGAAGTAGTCTTCAACATTAACAAATTGTCCAATAGCCTGTGGGCCAACCACTTGGGCAGCACCAGCAAGGAACAGGTCAAGCTTAGAGAGATCGTTACCACGACCAAGAGCCTCTACACCTGTAACAATCACAGGCTTGACGAGATCTTTAGGAAGCTTGGGAAGAGTCTTCTTCTTTTGCATGACCATCATGATTCGTGTCACCAAGGGTAACTGCATCTCGCTGGCAAGAAGGCTATACATTCCTCCAAGGGAAGTCTCTAGCTCTTGTGACAGCATTCGGATCTCCTCTGCGGTAACACGTTCAGCCTGGCGCACCACACCGGATGTAAGCAGGAATGCTCCACCGAGACGGTCTTTGATGGCTTCTACTGTGACTTGAGCCGTGCGGAAGTCGTTGAACTTACCAAGCTGGAGAGTGTTAACATCAGCAGCATTGCCTTGCACAATCGCACCGTTGGGGCTTTCAGCCAGAGTCCGTGCGCGTGTAGTCCCGTTGGGGTTCACAAGAAATAACACCTTGGCTGCTGCGGCTGATCCTTCGACAATCGCTCTGGTCAACGCTTCAAGACTCTGGATGTCACCAAGATATTCCTCAACGAACCCACGACCATATGCCTCCCCGTCAATCCTAGAAAGTCTTAAGGGGATGAACGGATTGCGATCCTTGGGAACCTTACCACCAGCACCAGGAATGTTCACCCCATTAACGTCTTGGCGTATGTGCCACGATCCTTTGATCAGGCAGCATGAGGTGTAGAGATCGAGTTTGCTTTCGGCGGTGTCGAGGTTGGGGTCTCCTTGGATAAGAGCCGCTTGGACTTCTTCGGGAAGCGTAGAGAA